TCTCATTAACGAAGGCTCTTTTCAAGAGTTTGATTATAATAACGAGTATAACGAATGCGAATGGAAACAACATGATAAAATTAGTTTTTGCACTGTGCCTTTTTATAAATGGGGAACTTGTGGAACATCGAATACAGGAGAGCTTATCAACTTGCCTGAAGATGAAACGTGAAGCCACTAGAAATATGGAAATGAACAATAAAAAGTTTATGTGTGGTGAAGTAGAAGCTGAAATCGTTAAAAATATAGACGGATCAGAGAGTATCCAAAAAATAATCCAACCCAAATAAACACTTTAAAAATCAATATTTTTGTTTTATATATCTATTAGGATAGATATGGTATGCACCAGGAGGTATAGAATGAAATGAACATTATATTAATTAAAATAATTAAACAGTGATTAACAGAGGAGCATTTAGTAATATTATGAGTAAACCCGGATTATATGCAAATATCAATAAAAGAAAAAGAAAAGGTATATCAAGACCTAAATCAAAATCAACAATTTCAAAAGAAGCTTATGCTAATATGAAAGCTGGTTTCCCTAAGAAGAAAAAGAAAAAAACTAAAAAAAGAAAATCTTAATGGCACTAGAAGTAGAACTAGAAAAAAAGAAACTTGAATACACTAACGAAGATGGTGAAAAAGTTAGAGTTGATGTAGATCAAGAAGAAACAGAAAAAGAAGAAGAAGCTTTTGAATCAAATCATTATTCTAATTTAGCAGAAGAATTAGATGAATTAGAAGTAAGAGGTATTGGTAAAGATTTAATTAAAGCTTATGAAGATGATAAGTCTTCAAGAAAAGAGTGGGAAGATCAATACTCTAAAGGATTAAAAATGTTAGGCGTAGTTGTTGAAGATAGAAATGATCCTTTCCCGGGAGCTTCAGGTGTTCATCATCCATTAATGGCAGAGGCAGCAACTCAATTTCAAGCTAGAGCTGTAGCAGAAATGTTTCCATCAGGTGGTCCTGTTAAAACTCAAATTATGGGTAGAACTTCTGATAAAAAAATAGAACAAGCTCAGCGTGTTCAAGATTTCATGAATTATCAAGTTACAAGTCAAATAAAAGATTACTTTAATGAACTTGATCAAATGTTATTTTATTTAGCATTGGCAGGATCAGCATTTAAAAAAATATATTTTGATAATACATTAGATAGAATTTGTAGTAAATTTGTACCAGCAGAAGATTTTGTAATTTCATATCAAAATACCGATTTAGAAACAGCAGAGAGATATACACAAGTAATGAAAATGTCTCGTAATGAAATTAAAAAACATCAAATATCAGGATTTTATAAAGACATAGCTTTAAGTAAAAATGAAGATGATGGAAAAGATCAAGGTACTGTAGAACAAACTATGCAAAGATTAGAAGGTATGACACCTTCATCTGCAGATAAAACACATACACTACTAGAAGTACATGCTGATTTAGATATTGGTGAAGATGAAGATGGATTAGCTTTACCTTATATTGTAACTATTGATTATGATTCAACACAAGTATTATCTATTAGAAGAAATTGGAAAGAAGATGATACTTTAAAAAGAAAAAGAACTTATTTTATTCATTATAAATATTTACCAGGTCTTGGATTTTATGGATTTGGTTTAATACAATCTATTGGTGGTTTACAACACGCTTCAACTGGAGCACTTAGAGCTTTATTAGATTCAGCAGCATTTGCAAATTTAAATGGAGGCTTTAGAGCTAAAGGTGCAAGAATAGAAGGCGGTGATATAACAGTTTCCCCTGGAGAGTGGGTAGAAGTCGAAGCTTATGGAGATGATCTTCGTAAGTCATTTATACCTCTTCCCTTTAAAGAACCTTCACCCACTCTTTTACAATTGTTAGGTGTTTTAACAGAATCAGGGAGAAGATTTGCATCAATTGCTGATGCGATGGTAGGTGATTCAGCTGGATCAGGTCCTGTTGGTACAACTATTGCAATCATTGAACAAGGTAGTAAAGTGTTTTCAGCAATTCATAAAAGATTACATCAAGCACAAGGTAGAGAATTCCAATTAATATATCAATTAAATGGAGAATATTTAGATGATGAATATCCATATGAAGTTATTGGAGAACGTAAAACAGTTAGAAGAAAAGATTTTGATTCAGCTATTAATGTTGTTCCAGTAAGTGATCCTAATATTTTTTCACAAGCTCAAAGAATAGCTTTAGCTCAAACTGGATTACAATTAGCACAACAAGCACCTAGTATTATAGATACTAAAGAAGCTTACAGAAGATTTTTACAAGCTTTGAATATTCCTGAATATCAAGATTTAATGATTGAAGATGAAGATACACCTAGACGAGATCCAGTATCAGAAAACATGGCTTTATTAAATGGTAAACCAATTAAAGTATTTGAAGATCAAGATCATGCTGCACATATGGCTGTACACCAACAATTTATTAATGATCCAAGATTTGGTGGTAATGAACAAGCTAAACAAGTTTTATATGGGCAAATGATGGCTCATATAGGTCAACATATGGCATTTTTATATCAACAACAAATGCAAGCTCAAGTACCAGAAGGTGTACCTACTTCTACTGGTCAATTTAATGAAGAATTTAGAGAAGAAGAAACTAAAGAAATACCTATCGAACAAGAAAATAGAATTGCTGCAGCTGCAGCACAAGCTGCTCAAAGTTTAATGGGTAGTATGCCGCCATCACCAGAACAACAAAAAATGGCAATGGAAATGCAAGAGAAGCAAGCTAATCTACAATTAAAAGCTGAAGAATTAAATATTAGAAAAGCTAGATTTGCTGAAGGAGTAAAAGATAAGGAAAGAGTTAATGCAAGAAAAGATGCTGAGACTAAAGCTAAAATAGTTGAGACAGCTTCTAAAGTTGCAAGACGTGATAAGTAATGGCTATACCAAACGAAAAAGTAAGACAAGCAAAAAAGTTTTTAGAAAATCATAAAATTTCTATTAAATATGTTAAACCAAAATTATTTGCAATTGCTGCAGATGGACTTAAAAAAAACTTTGAAGAAACTTTAGATTTCTTTATGAAAGGTGTAGATGGAACGACTACTACAAGCGATAAGACAGAACATAAAAAATTATAATTCAGAATTAGGTAAAAATTTGTTGTCTAAAGGTGTAGATAACATAGAAGAATTTAAACGTGTTTATGGTATGTCACAAGGTTTAAATAAAGCATTAGAAATTATTAATGAAACAACAGAAAAATACCAGAAAGGAATAATAGAAGAAGATGATTAGTAATGAACAATGGGCAACAGATAATGATGTGCCTACTCCAGAAAAAGTACCAGCACCAGTTGGTTATAGAATTTTAATTAGACCTAGAGGAGTTATAGAAAAAACTAAAGGAGGAATTTATTTGACTGATTCTAATAAAGAAACACAATCATATCTTAATAGTGTAGGTCAAGTAATAGCTATGGGACCAGAATGTTATAGTGACAGAAAAGCTCCATGGTGTAAAGTTGGAGATTGGGTAGTTTTTGGTAGATATGCAGGAGCCAAAGTGTCTGTACAAAAAGTCAAAATGGTGATAATAAATGACGATGAGGTACTTGCTACATTAGAAAACCCTGAAGTAATATCTCAACAATTATAATATACGTTAGCATAAGCTAACGACAACATAGGAGAAACTATGATCGAAGAAGAAAAGAAAGAGTTAGAAGTTAGGTTAGATGATGATTCTGCTGAAAAAGAAATAGAGGTTCCTAGTAACCCTATTGAAGATTTAGTTGAACAAGCTGAAGCTTCTGAAAAAGAAGAATCAACTGAAGAAAAAGAGGAAATTAAGGTAGAAAAAAAACCTGAAGTTCCGAAATATTCAGATGATATGCCATATTCTGAAAAAGTTCGTAAAAGAATTGCTAAAGAAGTGGCAAAAAGAGCTGAAGCTGAACAAAGAAATGTTGAATTAGAGCAAAGATTAGCTGAAATTGAAAGAAAAACTTTTGAAATTGCTAATAAATCTCTAAAAAATCAATATACTTCAGTTTCTTCTGATTTAAAATCAGCAATTGAAGAAGGTAATACTGATAAACAAGTAGAGCTTTATGAAAAAATGGCTGATATCAGAAATCAAATGTCAAAAACTGAAGAATATTCTGCTGAAAAGCCAAAAGCTAAAAAAAATGATGCAAAAGTACCGCCATTAGCAGCAGATTGGGTCAAAGAAAACAGTAATTGGTTTAATAAGCCTGGTTATAGAAAAGAAACAGCTATGGCTTATGGAATTGATGCTGAATTGACTGAAGAAGGTTGGGACGTAAATGATCCTGGTTATTATGATGAGATGAACAAACGTTTAAAAGACAGTGGTTTATCATATTTCAATAAATCAGAAGAAAACACTTCTCAAAACGAGAAAAATGTGGTACAAAAAAACAACAGAGTGCAGTCTCCGGTTGCTGGAGTTAGTCGTAAAAAAGCTACTGACAGTAATCGAGTTAAGCTAACTCAAGATGATCTCGATACCGCAAGAAATTTTGGTATTGACATTAATGATGAAGCAGCACTAAAACGGTTTGCTAAAGAAGTAAAAAACTTTAGCACCAATACGTGAACGGAAGGAGCACGACTATGAGTAATAAAATAAAACACGAAACTCAAGAAGAAAAATCTTCAAGAGTTTCACATTGGCAGCCAAGTAATTTACTTGAAGCGCCTGACCCAAGACCTGGTTACAAACAAAGATGGATTGCAACTATGATCTTAGGACAGGAACAGCCGACAAACGTTGCTAAACGTATGCGAGAAGGTTGGCAACCAAGAGATCCTAAAACGGTCACTGGTGGAAAATCTTATGCTACGATAGAACATGGCAAGTTTGCAGGTTTTATTGGAATAGAAGGAATGGTACTCTGTGAAATGCCAGAAGAAATGGTAAATGAACGTAATGAATATTACGCAAAAATGACTGAAAACTTAATGCGATCAGTCGAACAAGATATCCACAGAGCTGAGTCACCTGGAAATCCAATACAAAAGACCTTCAAGAGTGAAGTTACTAGAGGCGGCTTTAAAGAGTAAAACGCAACTATAACTAGGAGGTTATAACTATGGCAAATACAGATGCCCCTCAAGGTTTTATACCTTTGAGACACTTAACTGGTGGAGTTATCAGACCCCAAGAATATCCTATTGCAAACTCTTACGGCACTAATATTGCAAGTGGCGACTTAGTTACTATGACTACAGACGGTACTGTAATAAGAGGAACAGCTGGAGGAAATGCTTTAGGTGTATTCTATGGAGTTGAATACATTGAAAACTCTACAGGAGACGTCAAGTTCTCTAAAGTTTGGAACGCAGATACAGATGTAAAAGCAAATACAACTGTGAAAGCATTAGTATATGATGATCCAAACATAACATATAAAGTACAATGTAATGGTACTTTTGCTGCAGCCAACGTTGGTGAGTTAGCAAACGTTACTATTGGAACGTACAATTCAACATTCGGATATTCTACAGACGAATTAGATATAGCTACATTAGGTACTACATCTAAAGTTTTAAGAATATTAAGATTAGTTGATGAACCAAACAACGCTGCAGGCGCAGATGCAAAAGTAGAAGTGGTTATTAATAAATCATTATACGGTGTAGGTGCTGCTGGAGCTGGTGTATAATAAAAGGAGATTGAATTATGGCACTAAATAGAGCACTATTTACGAAACAGCTCAATCTTGGTTTAAATACCGTGTTTGGTATGGAGTATGACAGATATCCAGAACAATGGAGATCAATCTACTCTATCGAGCAGTCACAAAAAGCATTCGAAGAAGATGTACAAATGATCGGCTTCGGTGCTGCACCTACGAAAGCAGAAGGTGCTGCAATATCTTATGAATCTGGCAGAGAAGGATTTGTATCTAGATACGTACATGAAACTGTTGCTTTAGCATTCGCTATTACAGAGGAAGCTGAAGAAGATGGTCTATACGGATCTTTAGGTGCAAAATATGCTAGAGCTTTAGCAAGATCAATGCAACACACTAAAGAAATCAAAGGTGCTAACATCTTGAACAATGCAACTACTACTTCAGTAGGTGGCGATGGCGTGGCTTTATTGTCTGCTTCTCACCCACTAGGTGGCGGTGGTACTGCTTCTAACACATTATCTACAGCGGCAGATTTATCAGAAACTTCTCTTGAGCAGTTACTGATTCAAATCTCAACTGCAGTTGATGACAGAAGTATACCAATTGCATTATCTGGACAAAAGCTAATCGTTCCACCTCAATTGGTGTTCATTGCTGAAAGAATCCTTAAGTCTAATTTAAGACCTGGAACTGCAGACAATGATATCAATGCAATGAGAAATATGGGTATGATTCCTGGAGGCGTAGTAGTTAATCAAAGATTAACTGATCCAGATCAATACTTCATTATGACTGATTGTCCTGATGGAATGAAACACTTTGTAAGATCACCAATGAAAAAAGCTGTTGAAGGCGATTTTGAATCTGGTAATCTAAGATACAAAGTTAGAGAAAGATACTCTTTCGGTTTCACTGACTGGAGAACTATCTACGGTTCAGAAGGAGCTGCATAATAATATAATCATACTAGGCGTAGCAATACGCCTAGTATTTAACCCTACGACTTCGAAAGAAGACTACTAAGGAGGTAGACTATGGGAACAACTACATTTTCAGGACCAATTAAAGCTGGTACTATTAAAGAAACTACTGGTACTACTTTAGGAACTGATGTAACAAATACTGGTTTTGTACAAATGGTACAATCTAAATCAATTAGCACAATAGGAGCTACAGCAAATACAACTGTTGCAACTATTCCTGCTGGTTCACAAATAACTAATGTAACTTTAGATATCATTACAGTTAATAATGATGGAACTGCTGCAACTGTTTCAGTAGGAACTGCTGCAAACGGAACTGCATTCATTGCAGCTACTGATGCACAAACTGTTGCAAGAACACAACCTGTTGCTGCTGCAATTCCAAATTTAGCTGATGTTGGAACAAGTGACATCAATGTAATCGG